TGCGTGAAACCATGCTTTGACGTAATTCACTGCCATGCTCGCGCAACGATCCCTCCTCGCGAACGCCGCTGGTGCTGTCCGAGATCGGCTCGCGCGGCTCATGCCATGGGCTTACGGCTCGACGAAGCACGACTATGGCAAGGACTATGGCTGGCCCGACCAGCTGTGTTTTGAGAATTTTTACCGGCTGTATTCGCGCTCTGGCCTCGCCGCCGCTGCGGTGGACAAGACGATCGGCAAGACGTGGCAGACCATGCCGGCCCTGTGGGAATCGGAGAAGCCCGCCGAGAGCCCGGCAGAGGCCAATATCCGCAAGCACTTCGCTCGCCGCAAGATCTGGCGTTCCCTCATGGATGCCGACCGCCGCAGCATGGTCGGCGAATATGCCGGCGCGATAATCCTCCTGCGCGATGGCCAGAAGCTCGACCAGCCGGTCACGACCGTGCGCAAGGGCATCGAGAATATCGTCGGCATCATCCCGGCATGGCAGGGCCAGCTCACCGTCGTCGAGTGGGATGACGTCCAGACCAGCGAGACCTACGGCGAGCCGGTATATTTCCAGTTCGACGAGCAGGCGGTTGCCAACACGCAGTCCACCGCGACCGGCAAGAGCCAGGTCCGCATCCACCGCGACCGCGTCCTGATCTGGTCGGACGACGGTACGCTCAACTGTCGATCTGCGCTTGAGCCTGGCTACAACGACGTCTCGGACGCCGAGAAGATCAAGGGCGCTGGCGGCGAAGGCTTCTGGAAGTCCGCCCGCGGCGCCCCGATCATCGAGGCGGCGCAGGGTGTCACAGTCGACGACATGGTGCGGGGAATGGGCGCCACCTCCGCCGATGACGTCCGCGACAAGCTCAATGACAAGGTCGACGACTTCCAGCAGGGCTTCGACAAGGCGCTGATGATCGGGGGATTCACGGCCAAGCCGATGACGATCACCTTGCCCCAGCCCAAAGAGTTCTGGGAAACCTGCGTCCAGTCATTCGCTGCGTCGATGTCGATCCCGGTCAAGGTGCTCATCGGCAACGTCACCGGCGAGCGCGCCAGCACCGAAGACGCCAACGAGTGGGCGCAGACGAACATGTCGCGCCGCGAGAACCGCGTGCTCCCGATTCTCTACGAGTTCATCGAGCGCCTCGTCGCCTGGGGCGTGCTGGAGGCCAAGGACTGGACGATCGGCTGGCAGGATCTGACCGAAGCCAGCCCCGACGACAAGCTCGCGCGCGCTGAGAAGATGTCGACGATCAACAGCCAGCAGGCATCCATGGGCGAGCCCGTCTTCCTGCCCGACGAGATCCGCGACGAGGCGGGGTTCAAGCCTACCGAGGAAGTCGAGGGCTTTGCCGAATACCTGGCCGAGCGTGAGGCGAAGGCGCGGGAGGCGGCAGAGGATGCGGCGACCGAGACGATACCCGAGGAAAAGGAACCTGCATGATGGCCAATCTGACGTTGCAACTCAGCATGAAGCCGCGCTGGTTCTTCCGCCCTGCCTTCTACGCGGTCGGCACCCTGGCCGCATTCGGCCTCGTGAAGAATGAGCGAGCGGCCGAGTGGCTGTGCGACCATGCGATGCGCCTTGAGGTGAAGCCATGACTAAAACAGTCCGCGTCAACGTCCGCCACGCGATCGACAACACCGCCATCCGCCGCGAGCGCCGCGATGGCCGCGATTACATCATCGTCCCCAGCGCCACGATGCCGGACGGTATCGTGATGAACCGCATTCGCTACCCGGCGGACGAGATCGCCAAGGCGTTCGGCTCGCTGGAGAACAGCCCTGCCCCGCTCGGCCACCCGACGATCGAAGGCGCGTTCGTGTCCGCCAAGGACCCTGAGGGCCTGGCACGCGGCTGGATCGGTGCCTGGAACCGCAATGTCCGCCGCGAGAATGGCCGCGTCCTTGCCGACAAGGTCATCGACGTTGCGACCGCTCAGCAACTCGACGGCGGGAAGACCGTGCTTGAGGCAATCAACAAGGGCGAGCCCATTCACTCGTCCACCGGCCTCTATGCGCTCCTGACCGCCGTCCAGAACGATGACGCGGTCGATTGGGAGGCGTCCGACATCGTGTTTGACCACGACGCAATCCTGATCGGCGAGGACGGAGCGGCCACTCCGGCACAGGGCGTCGGCCTGATGGTGAACGCCGCAAAGGGCGAGGACGGCGGGAAAATCGACGTCATCAACTCCGCCCTGTCCGACGACATAGACCGCGATCTTGGATGGTCGATTGAAAGTATGTTGCGCGCTGTTGAACGAAAAGAACGAATTCCGTTGATTGAGCGCATCAAAATGTTTATCGAAGGCATCGTTAAGGGCGACCCGACGCCGGACACGATCGCGAACGCGGAGCACGAGACGATGGATAAGGCACAGTTCGACGAGCTTCTGGCGAAGGTGGACGGCATCCTTGCCGCGCCCCCGCTGACCGAAGCCAAGGTGGGCGAGATCGTCGCCAATGCGCTCAAGCCGATGCTCGATGCGCAGACCGCGCGCGACGAGGCCGACAAGTCCAAGGCCGCCGAAGAGCACGCGGTTCTGGTCAACAAGGTCGTCGAGGCTGAGTTGCTGACCAAGGAGCTGGCCGAAGCATCGCCGGCCCCGGTGCTCAACGCGCTGCTCGAAAAGGGCAAGCCGCAGGCCACCGCCTTCCGCGTCCACAACGCGTTCAAGCCCGGCGACAAGAAGGCCGACATCGCCGCTCTTGCGCCGAAGGGGGAGTAACGCACCATGGCACGCTTCAACAAGATCTTCGCCGGCCCGGTCGACGAGAACAAGCCCCAGGTTCAGGAGCGCATCTGCACCACCGCAGTGCTTCCCGGCACCGCGCTCATCGAGTCTGGTGCGAACTTCGCGCAGGCTGGCGCCAACGCAGCCGTCAAGATCTACATCGCGCAGGACAATTACCTCGCGATGAAGGGCGTTGACGATGCGTGGCTCGCCAATGACCGCATCATCGGCATGGAGCCGCTCGACGAGCAGTTCTTCAACGTCCGTGTGCCGACCGGCGTCAACGTCGCCCGCGGCTCGGAGCTGACCACGCATTCGTCCGGCAAATTCACGCTCGCGACGACCGGTCAGAACGTCCGAATGATTGCCGAGGAGGCGTACAACAACGCCTCGGGCGCCGATCAGCTGGTTCGCGCTCGCAAGGCGCAGCCCGGCATCGTCAAGGCATAGGGGGCCACAATGCGCTATTTCGATCAGCAGCTTATCGCGAACTCCCGCCCGCATGCCGCTTGGTGGGGCGAGCTTAACGGCGACCGCGACTTCTGGCACCTCGCCGAAGAGAACATCGTCCAGTACGAGGGCATCTCGAATGCCGCCTCTGTGCTGCCGCGCGATGCATGGCTCGACATGGACGACATCACTCGCCGCGTCATGCGCGCGGACGAGGGCGAAGTCTGGATGCGCTACCTGATGCCGCTGGCCAAGCCGGTGAACATCGGCAAGCTCGTGCATCTCAACCGCGTCTCGTCCGATGCCGGCACCGTGATTCGCAGCATGTCGGGTCAGGTCCCCGTTCCGATGGACAAGGTGGTCTATGACTACCGTGGCACGCCGGTCCCCATGTTCCATACCGGCTATGGCCGCGAATGGCGCGAATGGAACACGCTGCAGTCGGAGAACTTCGACGGCCTGGCCGACGATCAGGAAGCGCACACCGCCAAGATCCGGCGCGATCAGGCGCTTTACGTTCTCAACGGCGATGCGACGGTCGTCTTCCAGGGCTATACGGGATACGGCATCCGCTCCCATCCGCTTTCGAAGTCGATCAACATCGGCGCCGGTGGTTCGAACATCAACCTGACCACCGCCACGGCCGACCAGCTCGACGCGTTCTTCACCGGCCCGTTCGGTGCGATGCTCGACGCGAACCTCATCACCGGCAAGGTGGTGCTGTTCATCTCGCCCGATATCGCGCGCGCCTGGGACAAGACCTATTCGGGCTCGGCTGGCTTCAAATCCGGCACCATCGCTGACTTCCTCAAGACCAATCGCCGCATCCTGGCGATCGAGGTGTCGTTCGAACTCACCGGCAACGAGTTCTTCGGCTTCGTGCCCAGCGCCGAGTACATCCGCCCGCTGATCGGCATGGCAGTCGCGACCACGGCCATCCCCCGCGATCGTCCTCGCGCGAACTATCAGTTCGACGTGGCCGGCGCGATGGGCCTCGATATCCGCGCGGACTACAACGGCAAGTCCGGCGTCTTCTACAGCGTCACCAGCTAAGGGCCCGAACCCATGACGAAGCGTATCCGCATCACCGGCGCCGGCATCTTCGGGATGCCAGTCACCGCCGAAAACCCGACTGGTGAGTACCCGATCGGGCACGAGTTCGACACTGACGGCGATCTGCCTGACGGTTGGAAGGGGCGCGCTGAGATCGTAGGCGAAGGCGCGAAGGCGGGTTCCACGCCGATCACCAATCCCGCCGACCCGCTGGGTGGCACGATCGATGACCTCAAGACGCATATCTCGACCCTCACCGACCCCGACGACGTGCAGAAGCTGATCGATGCCGAAAAGGCGGGCAAGAACCGCAATGGCGGCCTCGCCATCCTGGAAGCGCGTCGGGACGAACTGCTGGCTTAAATCGCTCCCTCCCTGGAGCACCTTGGGGCCGCCTCGCACCGCGCGCGGCGGCCCTTTTTGTAAGGACCGAGACGCATGGCCGACAACATCACCGCTCCAGCAGTCGGCGCGATCCTCGCCACGGACGAGATCGGCGGCGCCCACTATCCTCGCAGCAAGGTGGGGTTCGGTGTCGAGGGTGCATATGTCGACGTCAGCGAGGATAGCCCATTTCCCGTGGCCATTGTCGGGGGCACCGGCTCGGGTGGGTTGACCGACGACGAACTGCGCGCGGCTCCTGTCCCTGTGACCGGGGCTTTCTACCCCGGAACCCAGCCGGTGAGCGCGGCCAACCTCCCCTTGCCGACTGGCGCGGCCAGCGAGGCGAACCAGGCCACTGCGATCGCAGGCCTGGCATCGATCCTCGCCAAGCTGTCCGCCGACCCCGCGACGCAGACGACGCTGGCGGCGGTCCTGACGAAACTGAACGCGTCCGTCGCGGTCACCGGGACCTTCTTCCAGGCCACCCAGCCGATCAGCGCCGCAGCGCTCCCCCTGCCCGCTGGAGCGTCGACCGAAACCACGCTGGCCGCGATCCTTGCCAAGCTCGTTGCCGCACCCGCGACCGCGGCGAATCAGGCGACCGAGATCGCGGCGCTGGCGACTATCGGCACGCGCGCATATGGCACGCCCGCTGCTCGCGTCGCCGTCGCCTCTGCCACTGCATACAGCGCCGCGATTACCGCGACGGAGGTTCTCGTCCACGCCAACACGCGCTGCTTCATTCTGGCAGTTGCAGGCACCGGCACGCCCACGGTCGATAACACCGCGATTCCCCTTGAGGCCGGCGAGAAGTTCCATCTGCGCGTCACGTCGGGCCAGCGCATCGGCGTCATCCGCGACACCGCAGACGGCTTCCTCAACATCGTGCCGGTGGCCTGAGCCATGCTGGTGCGGCCTGGCGCAATTGGGCGAGTGGGGGCTACGCGTGGCCGCACCACCAGCGGCGGCACGCCAACGCCAACGCTCGCTCTGACCGGCTCCCCGGACCCCGGAGAAACCGGCCGCGCCTATGTGTTCCAGCCAACCGCAACGGGCGGCTCGGGCACCAAGACCTATGCTTTTTCCGGCACGGCATCCCTGACGGCGGTAGGCGGGTCGTTCAACACATCGACGGGCGCAATCACCGGCACCTTCACGGCGGCGGGCACGATCGCAGGCACGATCACCGTTTCCGACACCAGCGGTTCCGCGCCGCTCGTCATCAGCATCCCGGTAGTGGCCAGCCCGAGCACGGTCGCCAATCTGTTGCTCGCTCTCGACGCATCCTATCCCGACACGATCACCTATCCCTCGGGCGCGGTCACGACGTGGAATAGCACGTTCGGGGCATCGCAGACTGGCACCGCCTCGACGCCGACCGTTGATCCATTGCTCGGCTACAAGAACATCAACGGCAAGCCGGCGGCGTTCTTCACCGGCATCGGACCGAACAGTCAGTTTTCGTCGAACACCCGCCTCGCGATCAACACGTCGCACGCGTCGGGCTACACCATTTTCATGGTCATGACGCTCGACCAGAGCAACGCCGCGTCCTCGCTGTCGTTGCTGTCCGGCGCCAATGGCTCGCTGAATGCGCGCATATCGTCGGCGCGCAAGCTGATCCTGGCGGTGACGGGCGGCGCTACGTTGCTCACGCTGGCCGGCACCCTGCCCCGCTCCACGCCGATGCTCGTCACGATCAAGGCAGGCTCGTGGGGCACCAGCATCCGCGTTAACGGCGTGCTGGACACCTCCGCTGCCGTCGATGCGGGGCTTACTTCCGCGCTGACGCTGCTGTTCGGTTCGAACGGGGCCTATATCCCCATGCGCGGCCTGCTCGCGTCGTGCCTGATCTATTCGGGTGACATGCCGAGCGGCGACGTGGCGGCGGTTGAGACGTACCTGACGAACAAATGGCTGACTGCGCCGTCTCTGGCCGCCTCGCCGACGTGCTGGGCAAACGGTGAAATTTCCGGGTGGGCCGATGGCACGCCAGCCTCTTGGGCCGCCTGAAAGGAATATTGAAATGACCGCATATTGGAACGCCCCACGCCCCACTGCCATCGCCCCGACGATGGCGATCCCGTTCGATTCCGGCGCGTCGGGGAGCGCGGGGTCAATGTCCGTCGCACAGCTTGGCGCATGGGTCGCGGGCTTCACCGTCAACGGCTCGGAATATGTGACGCCGGACGGGCGCGTCCTGACCGATGTGTCGGTGACGAACGGCGCGGCGACCGTAACCAGCATCAGCTATGCCTTCACGTCGGCGGACATCGGCAAGGTCATTGCGGTTCGCGCGGCCGGCAACGCTGGCGGCACGATCGCGCTTTGCGGCTATATCGGGTCGGTTTCCTCGGGTGTCGCAAGTCTCGTCGCCACTGTCGGCGGCTCGGCGCTCAATGCCGCCCGCTCGGCCAGCTCGCTTACCGCAACCTTCGGCACGAACAACAAGACGGCGCTCAACAACGCCCTGTCGGCGGCCAGCACAATCGCGCAGATTACCGGCAATTCGGTCGTGGTGGACCTCCCGTCCGGCATCATCTGCATCGACGACACCGTGACCGTTCTCAGCCGCGTGTCGGTCAGGGGTCGGGGCATGTACGCCACGGTCATCAAGTACATCACCGCGACGGCGACGACCGCGGCGTTTCTTGGCACGACTGGCAGCGCCGCGTCTCCCTATGTCGATTGCCGATTCACGGACTTCGCGCTCGATATGTTCGACGCGACCGAGAGCACCTATCAGGTGTCGCACAAGGGCATTTTCATTCAGTACATGTATCGGGCGGTGTTCCAGCGCCTGTATATCATCGGCACGCCGGCCTCGTCGCTCGGGGTCGATTTCCTCGTCGATACGCTGATCGAAGGCAACGTCATCCAGTTCGCCGGCCGGCTGAACGGGGGCGCAAACCCAGGCGGCGCGGCGGTCGGCATCGGCACGGGTAGCACCACGCTCACCTGTGACGGCATCGCGCGCGTCGAAAGCGTGATCGTCGCCAATAATCATATCTACGGGGCGCTGCGCTACGGGGTGTTCTACGAGAATCAGGGCG